ATATTAGTGGTTCACTGCCAGACATAGGAGTTTGAATACGTCTGAAACCTTCACCACTGTATTCGACATCATTACAGACAAGAATGTGTTCATCCATGAAGTAGTCAGGAAACCAAACAGGAGAATCGTATTCTTCTAGAGATAACCACACGTTTCGTGGTGTGTGGAAATTACATGGTTTCTTTATCATTAGTGGTTTCCTTTAGGTTGAATGTTGAGATTATTTCTACCATCTTAGTAAGGTTTTCTGGAGTATCATCTACTGTTTCTGTGTAGCCATCAGGTAACCATTTCTTCGGGCATATAGAACCTTTTATACTTTTCTTAATTACCTTTTCACAATCCCACACAGACTGCCCAGATACACTATAAAAAATTTGTAATATTACGTAGTCTAGGTGTCGGGACTGACTGCACTGTTGGGATACCCTACTTACAACTTCCTTATTAGTTATACCAAACTTTAAGTAAGAGTTTCCGTAACCATACCAACGTACTATATAAAGGTTTGCAGGAAGACTTTTGTTGAAATTAGGAGAACTAGCACACCCACAAGGTACACTACCAGCTAAAAGGTAGTGTCGTTTGGTGTTAAAATTATTATTACAACAGTTGCAATAGAAATTTACATCTCCTGTTTCGAAATCTACAGAAAAGTTGGTTACATCCGTTAATGTAGTTCTTTTTAAGACTTCTTCTAGGAATACTTCATCTTCGATCTTGTTATGGGTACCCCTCGTCCTGAGTCTAGATTCAGAAGTAAATAAGTGTGTTAAACTGACCTCATAGGTATTTCCGCAACTTTGCTTTATGTAAATTTTCATCTTATTATTTATTTTCTTGTTATCAGGAAGACCACCTAAATACTCTTCTCCTAAACCTCTCTTTTCTAGCTCCCTATTGATCTTGATTTTATACTGTCTTAAGTCGTACCTAGGACTAGTAGCACACCCGCAAGGTAATACCCCTCTATCCATAGTACCTTTTTCCACTATAAAAGAAGTCGGGTACATCTCAGAATCTTCCATACACTTAGGACACATTGCATAAAACAGTGCATTATTACTTTTATTTCGCCCAGCGTAACCTTTAAGATGGATCTCCACACCATTTATAATTTTGATAGACTTAGAGTATTCTTGTAGTCTTTTGCTTAAGTTTCCCAAAGATTACCTCCATTAAACAAAGACCCTCTTGGTGTTATAATAAACTTAGAGGGTATAGATACCACATAATTAAGGAAACAGCAGTAATATCAAGTATTTAGTGACACTCGTAGTAACTCTCCCCTATATCCGCACCCCCTGCGAAATCTGGAACTATCTGGGGGGTACCACCTGCGGGGAATGCCCATAGATTCTCTTTGTACCACTTAGCAATCTGTTTACCTGCAAAAGTATATGATTCACAAGCCATATCACCTACCTCTTGCGCGTACTCATCAGGAGTTTCTATAAGTTGCTCATCATGTACTTGTAGTATAGTTGCGGTATGAGAGTCCCACCCTTTAGCTTTCAACTTTTTGTTGAAGTTAAGTACTGCCAGTTTTTGTACTAATGATTCCAAACCTTGACAGAAGTAGTTAACACCTACATGAGGAGATCTACACCACAACCAATATCCGTAGGCAATCGGGATGTAAAAACCACCACCATGTTTGAATTGAACAGAACATCGTTCAACAAAGTCCAGAACAATATCAAGACCCATTTCCTTGAGGTATCTATTCTTAGCATCATTACCTGCTTGTGCATCCTTCTTTAGCATAACACCCATTTTCTTACCACTAGCTCCAAAAATACACGCAAAAGCAAGCCCCTTGGCATATTTATCCCTCATCATACTGATCTCAGCGATTAAGTCATGGTCTTGTGTATCCCTAGCACGTTGCCAGTCATCGTGTGTAACTAATCCGAAGTTCCTAGCATTAACGCAGTGGGCACTTTCTCCTAAATAAATCTTCTCACCATGTTCACCATCAATAGTCTGTTGACCAGATGCTACGGCTGTGTAGTATTCAGTGTTATTACTAATAAACGCAGCTATGGACAATTGGCTACTTTTTTGATCTGCTCCAACCAACTTCTTACCCTCAGGTGCTATAACAATCTGCCTCATCTCTTTACCAAACAAAGCTTTTATTGAAGGTAAATTAACAATCACACGTTGATTACTACGACCTGTTGAGGTCATGAAATTACCTAAACCACAAGGTACACGACCATCTTCTCTTACGTAAGCCATAACACCCTTTTCATCAGGGTCTTTGGGGTTAGATATGAATCTACGTCGATGCATGTAGGTATTATATTTTGCTATATCACGCCCCATCTCCGCATCCTCACCTAATTGCTCATATTCAGATTCTCCGAACTTAGGACTAGATACGATAGGTTCACCCTTCTTAATTTGATAAACAATTTGGTGTTCTGGTAGTGCATTTGGTGGGTATCGTACCTCCATATCAAACTCAGCACGAACCATCTGCTTATCTTTTTTCTTAAAGTTCCACTCTTTTGCCCAAGTAATACCCTCTCTTATCAAGAACCCTTTAACAACTTCGTGTTGAGTCATCCTAGAAGTTTCCCAATAAACTCTAGTGTGTGCCCCTACAAGTATATCCGTGTCAGTTGGTTCAAGGTTGAAATGTTTACAAGCGTGATTATCTAAGACTGGTAACTCTGTTGTTGATTTCTCATACGCCCAATCTTTGAACACAGTGTCAGGGTGATTCAACTTAACCCACTCCCTCATCTCTGCTAATTTAGTGAATTTAGGACTTTCCCCGTAAGACATGTTGAACCCTGAATACATAGTGGTTGTATTTTTGTTAGTAAAGTTGGTAGAAGGTTTGTAGTACATTTTAATAACCTCCCCACAACTATCTTTGACATCAGCTATTGATCTACCTGTTAATAGTTCTGAAATCTCTTTTCTACCAACCTTTTGCGAAGCCTTCTTCTTCAAGGTCATTGGTAATCTTGGTTCAATAGATGAAGCTAACTCGGTAGTCTCTTTATCTAAAAATTCTAGACAACGTTCCATATGCGGTACATCAACTAAAGCTCCATGTAACTCTTGGTTCCAACACAACTCTGCATAGTAGTTCTCAATAAGTATAGCCTGTGTCATATCAATACCAAGTTTCTTGAGTTGTTCAGCTTCTCGGTCTAAATATAATGCTGTTTGTTTTTGTATAAAACAATCCTCTACCACACGAAAACAGATGTATGGTGTGAAGATCTCCCAATCTTTAACTGGCGGTTTCTTTATACCAAATTTTATACCATAACCTTCAAGACCATGACCCGATTTAGCACCTTTTGGAACAGGGCGGTCATACCATTGTACTTTAGATTGTACAAAAGTATCCTCCCAACAATTGAACGGGATAACACAATCCGGTTTCACCTTACCAGTAATAGGTTTATCAAAAGTTCGGCAATTATGGATGGATAATCTACCCCCCGACTGTCCAACCTTAAACCAAAAGTCAAAACCCTCTTTTAGTGTACCTGCCCGTGGTGGTATCGTGTGAGTAACATCATCATATTTGTCGTAAACCTCACTATTATCAAAATCTGGTCGATCGTGGAACAATAGTACAACATCTCCCCCTGTTATAGGGTCTACTACAACATTACAGATACAATGTACATCAGAGATAGATTGTACTTTATCCCAAAATCCTTTAGTTTCTATATCCGAATATAGACGTTCTTTGTAAAACCTACTTAAATCTAACATCTAGAAAATCTCCTTACCACCATTCATATTAGGGACGATCGGTGTACTGTTTTTAGTTTTACTAATCTTTTTGGTAAAACTCTTAGACTCCGTGCCATCACCCTTATAACCACGACCACCTTCTTCCCAGTAAGCTTTATCAAAACTAGAAATACTCAGGTCGTAACCTTCAGGTAGCTTACTTGGGTTATTTTTGAAAAATTCATCTCTATCATAACATTGTCTGGTCTCAGGGTCATAGTACCAAGGTGTCGCTTGACCTGTATCACCTTGTCTCATTTTTGGAACATCTACGTATGTTGTATTACGTTCAATGTAATCTTCATTAGGGCATTCCTTGTTACGATTAACAACAATGTTACCTGCAGCCTTTTGTATAAATATACTCGAACCAAAGGCATCATATTCGGTAGCTTTTTTAGGTATACCATCTGCATTAGGAGCTAACTTGCGGGTATGTAGTACATTGAATATAGTAACACCTTGCTTAACAAAGTTACTTTGCCAATTCAAATGTGCTGCCTGTTCTTCGTTACTAGTTACACGTAGTATATCAGTTAGTACATCAATTACAATAATAGTAACCCCGTATTTTGCAAACAATCGTTCACATAGGTCTTCTAAGGACTTTACAGTACCTTTTCGGTCATCCACTACATAGAAACGGCTTTCACCATCCTCATCTATGAAGAGTTCATTGGCCTTCTCTACAACTTCAGGGCTATCTAGGTACTCTGCAACAGCATCCGCTTCTTCCCAGTAGAGGTTTTTCTCTAGATGTAGTGACAGTATATCAACACCGTACTCTCCTTTGGTTGCTTCCAATGATACAACAGCAGTCTTCTCTTTTGGTAAGAATGCAAAACTGTATACACAAGCGTTAGAGTGGGTACTCTTGCCAACCGATGTCATACCAATAATGTTGTATATACGATTTTTTATCAAACCTTCCCCACGAGTCATACCTTGTACACCACTCATGTAATAAGGTAGGGGTATCCTTTCTAACTGTAAAGCTTCTTTGATGTAAGGGAGTAACCCATTTGAAGCGAAAACACCACTATCCACATATTCCTTCGCATTGTAGAAATCTGATATAGCCATACGAGAGTAGTCTCTCCCCTCTTTATTATGGATATAATCATTTGGATCACCTTTTGTCCATTTTACAATACGTATCTTATCTTTAGGTAATATCTTACAAATATCTTCCATAGCAGCTATACCTGCGTGGTCGTTATCTAGTCCAAGATAAATATTCTCTGCCCTATTAATGAAGTCAAAATTAGCACGTACTTGTGCGAGGAGACTACCCTCCCCTGTGGTACCTGATACAACAGGCATAGGTGCGAAGTCATCATTACCTTTAGCTTTCCTACCTTCTTCCCATATTTGATAGAAAGCTGCCTTACCCTCTTCACCACCTACAATAAGTATGTCACGGAACTCCATGTGTTCAAACTTAACTTGACCTGATAACTTAGACTTCTGTCCTGTAACACCCACCTTACCATAGCGGAAATCTTTAGGATGATTACGACATTTATAACCTGTAGGCCACACTCCACTCTCTTCTGAAGTTTCAGGGTAGTACCGTGCTAATACATTACCTTGTTTGTCGAGTTTTGTTAAGTGTCCAAAGAAACGAGAGTATTCATCCTTTATACCTCGGTAATTGTTACTCTCATACCCAACCTCTTGAATAAAGTCTTTCACCTCTTCGTGAGTCATAGCCACCGCAGGTGGCTTACGTTCAAACTTCCTACGTTCTGTAACTTCCCCACACTCGCTTACACCAAGGTCTCCTGCTAAACTGCTCCCGTGTACTTCGACCTTGCTAAAACTTTGATTACAACTCCGACAATACCCAGTGTAGTACACTTCCCCCTCTTGAGGTTCATTCTCATACAAACCCATCGCGTCGGATGATCCACACTGACGAAAGGTCTTTCCAGTAGAACCCTTTTCAATTAGTTCGTCAGCAATGCAGTAATCATTTCTAATCCAAAAGGATTCTACTTCTTCGTAATCCAAGACTCTCTCCTCTTTAGTTTTTAATTATTACATCTTCACCAAAGCCCACTCGAATGAATGTGCTTGAATAAGTTTACATGTTGTTATACTCACGTTCGTGCATGTCTCTTACAATCACTTCCT